TCGGCATATGTAGAAGTACAATTATACATTCTCATTTGATGTTTCATTAACTGATCGCCACCAAATTGCAATGCGCGTTGTGCACCCAAAGCATATTTTAATTTATAGGATGCTTCTGCTTCATCAATAAGAAGGCTTAGTTCGGGTGTCATTTTATCTTTATAATAATCACGATGCATATCCATTACACGTGATACAGATTCTTCCCAAGATTCATATCGCTCGTTGTCTTCGTCCCATCTACTATACCCCTCATAAAATTTTGTTTGTGACATTAGACCTCTTAGGTCGGTATCTTTATAGTTTGGAACTGCTTTAAGCATATTATACCTCTTGGACAAAAAATGACAGCGCCTATCCGTACAATAGACGTTAATAGTTGATTATTGAATTGATAGTAGTATATATTATTTCTATGACCTCGGAACGGGCCATATATGCGATTTAAATAAAAATATTTTTTTTATTTTTCTTCGGTAGAGGTCACTTCTTCCTTAGGTTTATCTGGTGTTAATGCCTCTTCATAGTAAGCAATAATCGCCTGTTGATCCTTAACATACCTTCTAAGATCTGCGATCCCAATAGCTAAGTTCTCATAACCTTTTGGCGTAATAGTAAACAAAACAACATTGCCGGTCTTAGAATTAATCTCGGCAATCTTTTCTTCCATATTCTGTTCTGTAATAACAAACCAATCAACTGGAGGAAAATCTACAGCCTTAGGTCTTTCTTGAATTGGAATATTTTGTTCTTGGTATTCAGTTGTTACTACTACTTCCTTCTCCGGTAGTCTCGCCCCGCACGCTGTCAGTATCAGCAGGCCGGTCAGAAGGAGGGGTAGTTTCATCTTTGATACGTCCAATGAGTTTGTTAACGGCATTGTTAACTCGGTCTTCAAGTCCTTGTGCATTTGTTAATGCCTCCATAGTCAAATCAATTTTAGCGAACACACCTCTAAGTTTATCAAGGTGCTCTTGGGACTGTTGTAGTCTCTTTGTTAAATCTTTATTTAGTTGTTCGTTTTTCTTTGCATCTGCTGCCATCTTCTCAACAGTGTTTTGTAGAGTCTCAGCCGCTGTTTTTAATTTTACATTATTTTCTCTAAGAGTGCCAATAGTTTCTTGTGACCAAAGATAGTAACTATAGCCACCATATCCTACGCCACCCAATAAAGAAACAATGATAAAAAATAAATATATTTTAGCCATTATCTTCTATATACTTCCGGAACCGTTTTAACAGAACAGGAAGTTTATCCTTTCTTCGTCTGCGGTCAGTCATATTCACCATTTTTAATCTAGGACCCATATCTTTAGTATCAGCAGGAATACCTGCATCTGCGGTTGTCATAGCATCTTCTTTTGTTTCTTTTTTCATCTTGCTAGTTCTCCCACTGTAACGTATACAGGTTGCTTTGTTTTGATATGTGTCACCTCGTAAATATCTAAACCAAATATTTCACCTACAGGATAACAGTTATCATTAACTCTTATATTATCTTTTTGGTGAGCCATTTCCTCAAGTGTATTATTAATAAGTTTATCAGATCCAATTTTATAAACACCTGGTGATAATCTTTTATCTTCTAATACAAACCATTGTGTTGATTCAGCCATAAAGTCTAATGGATCAATATCGTGTTCTTGTAACGCATCTTTAATTGCTTTATCCGAAATAGAAAACTTTTCTTTAAGTAGATATAGAGCTGCAGCATAACTTGCAATTCTACTTCCACCACCAGGTGCCTTTGCCATAATCTTTTTAATATTGAAAACAAGTCTATGAAAAGGTGTATAGTAGTTTTTATAATCATCACGAGATTGCATACTATCCATATTATATGACTTTAGTCTTTTTCCATCAGCATCAATAATACCCAATTCATAAGCTTTGGTATCTTCAAACCTAGTAGTAAGAAGACGCAAAAATCTAAATGTATATACTAAATCACCGGCTCTTTTAATAATGCCCATAGTTTAGATTTTCCTTAATCTATCTACCACGTGTTGATCCAATGGTATGTTTGTATACTCATCATTTTTAATATACTTTAAAAAGACCAAAAACGGTTTAAGTGATGTCCAATATTTTTGTTCAATGTGGTACTCCAACATTTGTAGGCTAGGTTGAATACCAAATACATTAAATATCACAATAAGATGATTTAAAATAAGTCTTTCGGATATCTCTCCCGATTTAGAATACCTATTAAATAATCTTTTAATATACATAAACCGTTTAAGGTCATCATAAAATTCTTCTGCATCAATTACATTTGGTTTGTAATAATGCTTAGCAGCGAAGATCAAAATATTTTTATCGTCTAAAGTTTCAAAGAGTTTCATGTCACATCCAAATAAAGTGTTTACTTTATTTAGACAAAAGATTTCTCATAGTAGAAATTAAACTCTTTTTGTTCTTACGACGATCAAGTTCAACACCATGCTCTCTACCAAGATCTTCTAGTTCTTTTTTGGTCATTGATTCTAAATCATCAATAACACCATCTTCGTTAAGATCTTGAATTACATCATCTTCGTCTACAAAAATGGGTTCGGCATAATCAGAATTTGCCATGGCAGCTTCAATCTTTCCATTCTGAATATCATCATGAATAGCTTGATCAATCTGAACACCATTATACTCATCAATTTCTGCCTGTGTAAATCTTGCAGATACATACACTTCACCTGATACTGGATCAGTCCATCCATTTTTACCTGGTACTGCGTTTGTACACCATCCGGGTGGTTTTATAGCCATAATCTTCTCCTATTTTTCTTTGGTTACGACACCTGCTACAGGATTAATAACTTTTTTGTCACCTTGTTTATTATCACCTGATCTTGTCTTTGCATTAGGTCCTACACGGCCTGCTTTAGACGCATCATCATGACCATCTTTTTCTTTGTATGGGGATTCATCAGGAGCATCGGCTTTCATGTCTTTTCTCATATCCATGGCGCCCTTATTATTCTTTTCCTTTTCATCCCAATCCTCGGGCTTAGCAGCACCTTTATAATGCTTTGCACGATCAGCATCTGCCTTTTCCTGGATACGTTTGTAGATTGGCCATACCTCAGCTTCTTCTGCAGTTGGCTTTACCTTAGAACGACCTGTCATCTTATCAACGTACATGTCTGATCCTCTAGATCTCTTGGCCAAACCTTTCATTGCATCAAGACCTGCTTTTGCGTGCTTTACACTTGCTGGTTGATCTAAAGCCGCTTTTACTTTGTTACGTTTTTGTTCGATGTCTTTTTTAGCATCTTTAGCCCATCTCTGCAGCCTACCTACCGAGATTTCATCAACCTTTGCTTCGGCTGCCATATCGGTTTCAGTAGATGCTTTATCATCCTTTTTCTTTTCTTTTTTAGGATTCATTTCAACTTCTACGTTCTCTTTTTTCTTTTTAGAATGTGAATGTGACATCTCTTGTAGAATTTCTAAATCTTCTACTGGTACATTACGTTCGATGCCATGTTCAAACATTACGTCATAATGTGTAACATAACCTTCACCTTCAGTAGTTTCTACAATAGTGTGTTGACCACTAATGCATTCACCATAGCCCCATGATTCACTTTTAACATGTGTAGCACAATCGTGACGAATGGCCTTATCAGCATTATCCTTATCAAGGTCTACTGCTTCTTTAGTAGGTTCTTTTTCATCAGCAATTGCATTGGCTGTATCTTTTTTCATTGTAACCTTATGAGTCTTACCACCAAACTCAAAAGATGTCTTACCTGCTTTATGAGCGGCAGCTGCTGCTCCCATAAACGCAGTACGTTCTTGTGTTGGAATTTCTTCCGGAATTAAAAATTTTGATTCGTTGACTTCAGCAAATCTCTCAGCCAACCTTTTGATCCATTCGCTCATGATTGTTCTCCTTACATCCAAAGTTGAGCTGCGATTGATCCTGCTATAGCAACTAAAGCTATCCAGAATAATTTATTTATGGTATGAACTGTTCGGCAATTATCATCTACCTTATGTTCAATATCATCAAGTTTTTCAGAAAACTTGTTCATACGATCCCATGATCTTTCACGATACTCATTATAAGCATCCATCTTCTCTTCAAAGCGAGCAATAGATACTATTACATCACTAAGCTTATCCAGCTTTTCTTCTATTCTATCTAAACGTGTATCAGTATCCATTTTATTCTCTTATCTCTATTTTTAAGGGTGTGGTGCCTTTATATACTCTATGAAATACTCCATGAGGTATAAACACTTCATCATCAACCTTTAGAGGCATTGGCATTTTATTATCAAACTGTAGTAGCCAATTGTCACCCTCTAATACTTTAATATTCCTATCTATTTTATCGCGGTGCCATTCATATTCATCTTGATCGGCATTCATATCAAAGGTTCTTATCTTTTTATTTCCTAATACCATATCAACATATGGTTTACCAATTGTCACCAGAACGCTCCTGGATTGTTGACCTGCATGCCCAAAGACTTAGCATATCTTGGCAGTCTGCAAGACCAGTAGGCAGCAGATGTTCTATCCGTTTGTGTTGAACATTGATGTCTGGCAGCAAATGATTTACGAGCTTCTGGATCATTAATTTTTGTTTTAAGAGTAGAGCCGTCTGACGCTCCACCTTTATCACCAAAGGAAATCTTCTTTACAGAATCTCCTTTTTTAACATAAACATAAAACTTTTTGGAACCACCTCTTTTAGGTTTCCCAATTTCTTTTTTCTCTTCTTCACCAAGATTCTCTTCACCTAGATAGGGCATTGGACAATCAAGTGGCACTCTCACATTTTCATACATATCAAATTTACCAATGTCTGTTTCCAGAATCTCTTTATTAACACCTTCTACCTGAAGCATATCCATATCCATTAGGCGCCTTGCTTCATTAAAGAAAAGAAAATACTTTTCTGAACCAGGTCTAAAAACATTCTCTGTAAACACAATATCTTTTTCGGCCATAAAGTCTACGGCTTCTTTGACCTCTTGTTCATCCATTTCAACTGAATAGGTAACTAAACTTTTCATATCTTCTATTCCTTATCTAACATAGTACGAATCTTAGTAAGGTCTGTTGATTCTTTTCTTTGAGCATTTTTATACAGAGAAACAGCCTGAGCATACTTTGGATTTTTCATCATACGCTTTGATTCCCCGGCATCGGGATTCTTATGAATCATGCGTACAGTTGGTTCATCTAAATTATGTTTTTTCATATGAGCTTTATATGTACCAAACTTCTTAGAATCTACTGCCCCACCAAATCTGTCTTTCATTGGAGAAGATGTATGTCGTGGACCCATTTCATTTACATCTTCAGTCGCAGCAACCTTTTTCTTAAATGTCTCAAGACCTTTCTTGTCAGTAGACGCCATACGATCTGCTTTATTTGATTGCGTAGTTGCTATACGTTTCATGGCACCTTCATCGGGAGCTTCAGCCACCTTCTTGGCTTGTGCTGTCGCAATTGCCATTTTCTTATCCATTGGCATATCAGGATTATCTTTTTCGATAGCCTTAGCAATCTCTTCACGCTTTTTCTTCTCAGCAGGTGTAAGAGTCTTTTCATTAGTAACGGGTTTAGTAGGATCTATTTTAGACTTTAGCTTTTCAAGATCCTTTTTAATATCGCCGGCCTTCATAGCTTTTTTAATATTGTCTAGACCAGAATTAGAAATTTTCTTGGTAAGGGCATCCAAGCTTATTTCATCAACTTCTTTTGCTTCTTGTTGTTCTTTACGTCTAGCCAATTCAGCCTTAGCAGCGGTTGCCATTGGATGCCCGGGAGAACTGGCAATCCGTGACAATGTTTGATTTGTTTTTAATCTAACGTCAGATACTTCTTCTAAGAGTTGTTTAAATTGTTTCATTTTTTGCCCTCAATGTCTAAGGTCTTTGGATATCCCCTCTGACCTGGTTTCTTTGCAGGTAGACCTTTTTTCTTTCTTTTATTAATATAATACCAAAGACCTTTTTTAGCAACCTTGCCGTCTTTAGTTACATGTGTATCTTTTTCTTCTGAATGCTGTTTAAATTTTTTAACAGTATCTTCCCCAGGAGTAATTTTCTTTGCTTTGGCAGTAGACTCAGGTGTGCCCCATTCAGGTTGATTTGCTTCCTTCATATTTTGCAGGTGTGTACGAAGAGCAATCTTATCTTTCATGTCAAGATCAGGATGATGCTGTTTAATTTTTTTACTTAAATGATTTGCTGCTCTAGTAACTCTAGCTTTATTGCTTCTATAGTTATAATCGCCAGCTTGATCTTCTGCATCTAAAGTCTTTTTATAAGCTTTAACAACCTCAGGGTGAGGTTTAACAGACTGATTTGCTTCCGATAAATTTCTATATGGTCCTTGTTCAGGATCAGCACCATAATCGGCTTCTATATGTCCTGGAGGAATATCATTAGGATCTACCTTAGATACATCATCCAGCCAGCATCTCCATGTCTCGCCTTTAGATTCAACAATTAGATAGTTTGTGCCAAGGTATTTGATATTACCAACAATACCATGTTTAGTCATTACTACTTGTTCACCTTCCTTAAAGATATTATCTCTAAGATATGATTCACGGATGTCTGAAACAGGTTCTAGTTGAATGTGATTTTTAAATTCTTTTGCTTCTTTAAGACCCATTCCCTTACGCACAGCATTAAATAATTTCTTAGCATCAGGATTAGTCATAGCGGCTGGTAGACCTTGTGCAAAGGATGTAAAGTTATTATCCTTAGCATATTGTCTTTGTTTAGTAGCAGATGCGCCCTCTGCACCTTCTGAATCGGGATCTCTTTCACCAGCAGAAATTATTTTGATTGATTTAAAATTGTAAAAACCATGACGTGAATCTTTGCCGTTATATTTGTTTAACAATACATTAAACTCATTAATACGATCAGATCCAACAACCATCACAACGTTTACAAAACCTTCATTATATAAAATTACTAAAGCATCTAAAGCAGTTCTTACTTTATTATTAAGCATAATAGAACGAGCATGCTTAGGAAACATTTTCCTAGCATATTTAACTTTTTCTTTATATACAAGAGGGTTTTTATTCTTATCTTGTGATTGTGATAAGAACATTCTATATGGATTACGCCCAGACTTTTGAGATAATACGTCTAGTAACTTTCCATGACCAATAGTAGGAGGGTTCATTCGACCAAAGCCGAAGAAAACGGTTTTTTCCTCCTCAACGAGAAACTGACTAAATCTGCTAATCATATTTTATCCGCGCCGTTTGCCTAATTCTGCTTGTCTAATCTTTGGTAGCATCTTCTTGGCCAATCGATTAATACGAGGCTTCATCTTATCAAGCTTCTTCTCAATCTCTTGTTTGCGGGCGGGAGTAAGTTCAGATTTAGGAATACCTTTGGTAATCTTTTTGGCCAATGCAAGACGTGCTGTACGCTGTGCTCTCTTGGCTAATCTTTTTGCATCAGCAACTTTCATAGAGGCTTTTTTACGACCAACCTTTAGACGAGCCTGATACTTTTTCATCTGACGTGAACGCGCTCTGCGTTGAGTCATAGAAAGAGCTTCGTCTGCAGGTTCTACAGATTCACCTGTATTGCCAGTAGGTGTGTCCATTTTTCTTTTCTTAGCATTATACGCTAGTTGTGGATCACCCGTTTGTGTATAGTCTACGTTCAGAAACGTTTTAAAATCTGCTTTGGCCATTTAATTCCTCGTTGGCTTATCCCATCCTTTTAATATATCTGGTGAAAAGTTGTTGTATGAAAACTCCATACGATCAACAATCTTCACCGCTTCACCACCAAGTTTATCAATTGCTACATAACCTTCTGCTCCGGTTACTTTGTAACCTCGGCTTGTTTTCACAAATGTATCTACATTACCTAGTTTATTAAGTGTATTTATAAGTTTAAGTTTTGCAAGCACAATAGTTTTTTGAAGGTCAAACATATATTTCAAAGATTTTTTATTTTCTTCTGAAAAGAAAGATAATATATTATCTAGTTTAGTTCTTTGTCCAGATTTTCCTTTTTCTGTTTTGCGCTTGGCAATCTCTTTTGCGTAACGTAATCTAATCCAACGAATGAGCTTGGATACATGTCGTTCTGAATCTCCGATAAGCGTTCCTTTTCTGACATGTTTATTATAGAATTGCTCAATGAGGCGCGGTAGCTCTTCCTCATTCTCGAGCTGCCTAAGAGTCGATCCAGCGATTTTGTTGAAGAGAAACCCAGCTTCTGAAAGAAGTTCATTAACATACTCTGTGTCCTTTTTACTCATAGTAACTTTGCTTAGATCCCGGAGCATTGCATCTTGCGACCACACAGCTCTGGTTGTGTTAAACTTGGAGACGTCAACTCCGTAAGAAGCTCGCATTGACTCGAAGGAATTACCAGTGTAGGTTGTATGCCAGACGATTCCAATTTTTGCTGACTTAACAGCCTTAGCTCCAGCCGACTCGCTAGGCAACGCATAGACGATAGTGTTAGGATGAAATGTAACATACGACGATCCCTTTATTTTCTTAGTCTTTATATCACCTGGACCAAATAAAAAGTCACCTTGTACCACACCTTTAATACCCAAAGCAGGCAAATGCTTTAGTGCGAGTTTAAGCTTAGCAGCCAGATCACCAGAAGTATCAGCGTCCACGTCAGCACTAGACTTATAGACTTTAGGATTCTTATTAAAGATTCCTTTTTTGGCGACAAAGAATTTACCATCGCGAGGATCAGTGCCAGCAAAAATAGCAGGGGCACCATCCCACTTAACAGAGACATTACCATCATGTACTCCTCTTAACATATCACGAAGCTCTCGCAAAGCGAGTATGGCTTGACGTGTGCCCTTGACACCACCGTAGATAACCTTATCTTCGATGTGAGTCATATGAGTATTTTTTTGTTCTGTTATATGTGTTCTAAAATTTTCCATATCTTATTATATTTGATTTAATTTCAATTGTCAACAACATTTTTTAAAGTTTTACTAATATTCCTTCTGCAAATATAGATCCAAATGTTGAACCGGATAACGATCTTAGCTGCATTTCAATATCCGTCTTTTCATCATACTTAAAAGGTGTTTGTCTAAGAATTTGCATATTCTCAAAAAATGTTGTATCGGCTACTCTGAGTTCTCTACCATTGGATGATCTTAAAAAGTTTCTAAATCTTGCTGCTTTACCACCATTTGCATCTGTACAGAAAGCATCAATACGTTGAAGAAAAAAGCAGTATCCTTTAGGTACAGTATAAACAGCTTTTTGGTCTCTTCCAGTTCCAGCCAATATCTTTGCATATACATTAGCGCCAACACTTAATGTTATATCACCAACCGCATTTCCTGCTACACAAACAATATCGTTAATTCTAAAATAAGTATTATCTGTTGTAATTGGGGTTGTCCCAGTTAAAGTTTGGGTTTCTCGAATAATATTATAATCCGCATCTAACCCCAAGATTAAAACAGTTACTGCTGTATCTGAAGCACTGGTGCTTACTAAACTCATCTGAGCAGCTGCGCTTGGAAAAATATAGTTGCTTGCTAACTCCCAAGGCGTTCTAAATTCAGTTGTAACAATGTTTGCTGTGTCACCACACGTTCCAAATATATTACGCTGAGACGCGTCCATCACCACACCTTTGGCAATGTCTACCCCCTCAGCATAAAATGTATTGGAAAAATATCTTGTCGTTGCCATTACTTAGCCTTTGCTTTTCCTGAACCATACTTTGCATTTACTTGGGTTGAAATAAATGATCCATGTGTAGGTCTATGTTCAAATGTCATAACATGATTACCTTCATGGTCGTGAATATGAACTAAGTTAGTACCATTATGTGTAGCCTTTAGAGACTTTGCATTGGCAATAAGTTTATGAATGTGTTTATCTTTGATGGGTTCTGCTGTTCCACCTTTATGACCTACAACGTAGTCATATGGAATATGCGGATCTGATTTTGTAATATGCTGCAAAAATCTTTTATGATCTTCGTGTTTGGCATTATTCCAAGCTTCTGTATGGTGCAAAGCTGATTGCTTCTTTGCTTCCATGTTAGCATCTTTTATTTCGGGTTTATCTCTTACTTCTTTCTTTTGTTTCTTAGTCATACCACTAAGGCCGGCTTTATTGGAGTGATGATCCCAAACACCATGTGTGTCGGTCTTAATACCAAGTTCACCAGACATTTTGTCAAATGCTTTTGTTGGATTGTTAGAAAGAGTACCAGGTGAGAATTTTAGAGATGCTCCATGAAGCTTACCATTCTTTGTTTTGATAGCAACATCATGTGGATTCATATGTTGAGATACTTTCTTTCCTACAAGAGAATCAATACCTGCATATGTATGATGAACTTCATGTACGTCTTCGGGATTAATGCCATGATTAGTCTTTAAAGATTTAAGATAGGCATTAGCAGAATCTTTTCCACGCTGAAGAATTTCCTTTTGCTTCTCTGGAGAAAATTTAGACATTGCTTCATCATGAAGCTGTTTCATCTTTTTAATACGTTCTAAATGTTCGGGAGAAGTATTTCTTTCAGAATGAGTACTATTATGAAGATGCAAAGCTGTAGCAGTCTCATATGCTGCGCCTAATTCATAATTAGAAGCCTCTGACAATAATTCTTCATGTAATGCAAATCTTTTCATAGAAACACCATTTGTAAACTTTTACTATATTTATATGAATAAAAAAGGCCCCTATGGGCCTTCTTTACGTTCTATGTAAAGTTTCTTACC